TGATGGACGACTTTGGTATGAACTTGAAGATGATGTTAAGAAAAGTAAGAATAGAACTTTAATTAAATATTTTAAAGAATATGATAAAGCTCGTCTAAAACTTCAACATGCCGGTGCAATGTTAACCAGGGCATTTAACTTGGAAAAAAGTAAGAGATGATTAAATTAAAAGACATACTAATAAATGAAACAGCATCTACCCGTGCAATGAGAGATTCTGAAGATGGGGCTTCAAAACAATTTCTTAAAGATTTTGATAAGGCATTTAAGAAGAAATCTAAAGAATTGGGATATGGTAAGTTAAGTAAAACGGTCAAGTCTTACAATGTTCAAGTATCTAAACCTGCTGGATTTAATAAACCAATAACATTTGATAAGAGAAAAGGTATTGAGGTGGATTATCAAATTGGTGATTTCGTTAGACCTGGTAGAGAATTGAGCACTTATAAATTAAAAGATTTTATTAAAGATATGAAAAGAGGATTTAGTGGATATAAGATAGAAAAGACAGGTGTAAAAACTCATTTTTATTTATCAAAAGGTGGAAATACATATCACTTATCATACACACCAACAATTGCAACGTCTCATGTGATGGGAAGTTCGAGAGTATAATGAGAGATTATTTAAAAGAATTTAGTGGTGATGTCATTGGTGACTTTTTAGTTGAAAATGATATTAGTGAAATTTTAAAAGAAGGAACTTCTGGAAAAAATGCACCTACTGATGATGGCCCGCCTACATTTTATAGAACTTTGACTCAATATAAAAAAGAGTCAGAAGATTGGATACAACAATTACAAAATGATTTAGGATATAAAGTAATTAATTATATATTAAGTGATGGAGCAATGGATCCAGAAGAAGATTATACTATGTCTTATAGAGCAATGAATCCTATATCTTATGGTAAGGTAAAACCTTATAAGAAAGCTTTACGAGATGTAATGGATAATTTAGGTTGGAGAGTAGTTAAATGGATGGGAGTTGATAAAGACCAACAAATGGCAGGTCCACCTATAGCATCTGGTGTTGATGCAGTAGGTCGTAATGAAGATGATGAAATGAGGACTAATCTCGCAGCCAAAAAAAGTGGGAAGAAATTTAGTGGTAAGAAAAAACGACCAAGACTTCATGTTGAAAAATATCAACCACTAACAAAAGATTGGTGGGATGATACAGTTAGAAAAGAATTATTATTAGAGGGTGGAGCATACGGACATATGGCACATCCTTTTGATGACAAAGATTTGACATTTAAAGATTTAAAAAATATCATAGATATGGGATTGGGTGGTCAATTAAACCGAGAAGATAATGTAACGGAAAAACTTGATGGACAAAACCTTATGATAAGTTGGAGAGCATAATGGCAATTACAATAGACGTTAAAAAAGGTGATACTATACTTGTAGGAAAATTTAAAAACAAGAAAATGGTAATAAAAGATATAGGTGTAGATAAACACGGGATGCCGACTATAAATGGAAGAAAAGCTACTACATTTAGAATACATAAAACAGTAAATATTTTTGATAAGGGTTTTGATGAAAAAATTGATAGGGATGCGGAAGGATATGGAAAATACGATGACCCTGATGATAGTGATTTTGATGAACCTTCGAAAACTAAACAGTTAGAAAGTAAGTCTAATTATAAAAAAATAATGGAGATGTAAATATGGATTGGTTAAAGAAACTCATAGTTAGTATTTTAGGACTTTTTGGTTTAAGTACTATTTTAAGTGCTAATAAATCAAAAGAAGTAAAAGAATTAGAAGGTGTCATAAAAGAACATAAAAAGAAAGAAAAAGAAGTAGCGAAAGAAGTAAAAAAATTACAAGTACATAAAAATAAAAATAAAAAACAAATAACAAGTGCAAAAAGAAAACTTACTCGTACACAAAACGAGATTAAAAAAATGGAAGTAGCTTCCGAAAATGACGATGTATCAGATGCAGCAGAATTTTTGAGGAAGTTTTCCAAGAGTAAATAATTATATATATGTATATAAGGAGAAATTAAAATGGCTATTGGAGATAGAACACCGCCCGCAGTAAGAGGTAATCTTGGTAAGTATAACCATGTTAAAACGGTTGGTACCAGTGAAACATTTTTTGCGACAGGATCAAATGAGGCAGCGGCATTTATAGTTGGAAATACAGATACCGTTCTAACATTTTCTGGAGGTGGATCGGTTGCCGGAACAGCATTTACTGCTAAAGAGGTATATGAAATTGGAGTTCAAAAAGTAGTAAATGGTGGTTCTGGGGTAGTTTACCTACTTAGATAAGGAGTGAATATGAAATATCTTTGGATATTATTGCTATCCATTCCTTTATTTGGACAACAAACTTTTACACAAGAAGAAGCATTGGAAATGATTAAACAACGTGATGCCGAATGGGAAAGTAAGTTAGGAAAATTGGAATCTATTGATAGTGCAAAGACTGTACAAATTGGCCAATATGAAGATTTGGTCAAAGAGTTAGAAGATCAAGCCAATCTTGATTCTTTAATAATAGTGGCAAAGGGTAAACAAATAGAAGCCTTAAAGGCACAAAATGAGGCCAATGAAAAAATGGCAGGGTTAGCAAAACCAAGTTGGTATGAAAACAAGTGGCTGTATTTTACATATGGAGTAGCCGCAGTAACTATTCCAACTTATTTTGGAATTAAAATAGCGGACTTAGCAAATTAATGAGTGATAAGAATATAAAAGAAGTCATTAAAAAGGAATATTTAAAATGTGCACAAGACCCTGCATATTTTCTAAAAAAGTATGCTGTTATACAACATCCAATAGAGGGTAAAATACCGTTTTCTTTATATGATTTTCAAGAAAAAATGGTAAGTGATTTTAATGAACACAATTATAATGTTATTCTGAAGGCCCGTCAGTTAGGTATATCCACACTTACCGCTGGATACGCACTATGGATGATGACTTTTCAGAGTGATAAGAACATATTGGTTATTGCAACTAAACAAGATACCGCTAAAAACTTGGTTACGAAAATCCGAGTTATGCACGCAAACTTACCAAGTTGGGTTAAGTCAAAGTGTGTTGAGGACAACAAATTGTCGTTACGATATTCAAATGGTTCACAAGTAAAAGCAATTGCGAGTTCTGAAGATGCAGGTCGTTCAGAGGCATTGTCATTATTGATACTTGATGAGGCCGCGTTTATTGAAAAAATAGATACAATATGGACTGCTGCACAAAGCACTCTATCTACTGGTGGACAATGTATAGCATTATCTACACCAAATGGTGTTGGTAATTGGTTTCACAAAGTTTGGGTTGATGCCGAAGATGGAAAGAGTGATTGGAATTTTATAAAATTACATTGGTCATTACATCCAGACAGAGAACAAGAGTGGAGAGATGAACAAGATAAGTTGTTGGGTCCTTCAATGGCTGCACAAGAATGTGATTGTGACTTCATCACTTCTGGTCAAACTGTAATTGATGGTGTTATTTTGGAAGAATACAGAAATACACAAATTGAAGATCCAGTTGAAAAGAGGGGAATGGATAGTAATTTATGGATTTGGAGACAACCAAATTATACCAAGAATTATGTAGTAGCTGCTGACGTTGCTCGTGGTGATGCATCAGATTTTTCCGCGTTTCATGTAATAGAAATAGAGAGTATGGAACAAGTAGCAGAATATAAGGGGAAAATACCTACCAAAGATTTTGGTAATTTATGTATGAACACTGCTATGGAGTATAACAACGCATTACTTGTGATTGAGAACTCAAGTATTGGTTGGGCTACCATACAACAAGTTATTGATAGAGAGTATGATAACCTATTTTATACATCAAAAGATTTACAGTTTGTAGATGTCGCAAGACAAGTAACAAACAGATACAGACATAAAGATAGACAAATGGTCCCGGGGTTTAGTATGACAATGAAAACAAGACCATTGGTAATTGCAAAATTAGAAGAATATTTTAGAGAAAAATCAGTCATAGTTCATTCTAATAGACTGATTGATGAATTATTTGTGTTTATATGGCACAATAACAAGGCCGAAGCACTGGAGGGATATAATGATGACCTTCCAATGAGTTTGGCAATAGGATTGTGGGTAAGAGATACTGCACTTAGATTAAATGCAGAAGGAATTGCCTTACAAAAAACAGTCCTAAATAAAATGTTAGATTATGAACCAGTTTACACCCCAGAAGAAGAAAGAGCTGAAGGTTGGGAGTGGGATATACGTGGTGAAAAAGAAGATCTAACTTGGTTAATAAAATAATAAGAGGATAAAATGGCAGATACAACATTAAGAAGTAGATTAAGACGACTTTTTTCCACAAATGTAATCGTAAGACATGCAGGTGGAAGAAGGTTAAAAATTGCCGATACAGATAGAGTTCAAAGTGCACAGAGAAATAGTCTTGTAGATAGATGGTCAAGATTACATACTAATTTGACAACGGGTGGATACGGTCATTCACAGGCAATTAGTTTTCAGGCACAACGCCTGGCTTTATTTAGAGATTATGAAGAAATGGATAGTGATGCAATTATATCAAGTGCATTAGATGTTTATTCGGATGAATCTACAATGAAAAATGAATATGGTAAGATATTAGAGATTAATTCAGAAAATGAAAATATTCATGATATTCTACATAATCTTTTTTATGATATATTGAATATAGAATTTAATTTATGGCCATGGGTTCGTAATCTATGTAAATATGGAGATTTTTATCTCTATTTAGATATTAAAGAAAAGTATGGTATTACGAATGTAATTCCACTTTCAGCATATGATGTAACTCGTATTGAAGGTGAGGATCCCGAAAATCCATATTATGTTCAGTTTATGGTTGAAGAAGGTGATACAAGACATTCAGGCCACATGGCAGGAAATAAAGAATTAGAAAATTATGAAATAGCACATTTCAGATTACTATCAGATGCAAATTTCATACCATATGGAAAAGGTATGATTGAAGGAGCCCGTAAGATTTGGAAACAATTAAGTCTTATGGAAGATGCTATGTTAATTCATAGAATTATGAGAGCACCTGAAAAGAGAGTTTTCAAAATTGACATTGGTAATATTCCACCAGCAGAAGTTGAAAACTTTATGCAGAAGATAATCAATAAGATGAAGAAGGCACCAGTAATTGATCAAAACACGGGTGATTACAATTTGAAATATAACATTCAAAATCTTACAGAGGACTTTTTCTTACCAGTTCGTGGTGGAGATAGTGGAACTTCAATTGATAGTCTTGCAGGATTAACTTATGAGGCGGTAGAAGATATTGAGTATTTAAGAAATAAGTTAATGGCAGCACTAAAGATCCCAAAAGCATTTCTTGGATACGATGAAGCAGTTGGTAGTAAGGCAACTTTAGCAGCAGAAGATGTTCGGTTTGCACGGACAATTGAAAGAATACAGAGAATTGTGGTTAGTGAATTAACAAAGATTGCAATTGTTCATTTATATGCACAAGGATATACAGATGCAGACCTTGTAAATTTTGAATTGGAATTAAAAAATCCATCTACAATATATGAAGAAGAAAGAATTGAATTGTGGAATAACAAACAAAGTCTTGCTTCAAGTCTTATTGACGCTAAAATAGCAGATACAGAGTGGATTTATGATAATATTTTTAAGTTTACAGAAGAAGAGAAAAAAGAGGTTAGACTTGGACTAATTAAAGACCAAAAACGGAAGTTTAGATGGTCTCAGATTGAAATGGAAGGTAATGACCCAGTTCAAAGTGAAGAAGCAGTCGGAACTCAAGGAGCAATGATGGGTGCCGGTGGAGCTGAAGGTGGTGGAGGAGCACCTCCAGGTGGGGCACCACCGAGTGGAAGAACTGGTAAAGAATTAGACATAGACATACCAGAAGATGGTTGGCCAGGAAGTGGTCGTCCAGGAGAAGGACCTAAACACGGAAAAGACTCAAGTATAAGGGGTAGAGATCCACTTGGAGCCCACGACAAACGAAAAGGTGGTAGTGGTAGTCCAAAATATGGAATTGCGTTGGCACATTATGACGCATTAAAGAAAAGTTTAGGAAAAGTTGGTCGTGAAGAGAAGAAAATTTTGGTTGAAACGACTGATGTAGAAGAAGAATATAAAAATGAAGTATCTTCGTCTTTAAGTGATACTTAAACGACTAATTATTAGAAGTTTTTATATTTATAGATGAAGAAATATACTTATTTAGGAGCATAGATTATGGCCCAACGTGTAAAGC